CTATTCGGTTTTGTAAATAACCAATATCGTATCGTAATTGTTCGAGTTGTTGGAGCCTTCCGGATTGCCTGTGCTCCAGCCTTTAATATCTACAATGTTCTCGGAAGGAATCTCCGCCAGAAAGCTGTTCACCTTAGCCGTAAGCTCTGGATGCATAATTCCTGCGAACAATTTGATTTGCGTCTTCATCTATCCTCACCTCCATACGTGACACTTCGACATGCGGACTCTAAAACCTTCTTCTGGCGTCAAGCATTAACTAAACTGGCACACATCTGCCAATTAATGTGTGTCAGATACCGATGCGCCCTATCTCTAATCGTATGGAAAAATATTTATTTAATAGGATTATGTGATAACATAGGGAGAAGAGGTGAGGTAACATGACTAGATTACAGCTCCGGCTAGTAGAAGCGCGGATGAGGAGCGGGCTGACGCTAGCTCAGGTCAGTGAGGCGACGGGGATAGAACTGAATACGATTAACGGATTAGAGACTGGCTCATGCGTACCGGAGCCGACCATTATCCATGCACTGGCAGACCTCTATGAAGTATCGGCAGACTGGCTGCGCGGCAGCATGAATAATTCCAAGATCAACTTGACCGAGATCGAAATAAAAGCTGCCAAAGCCGTTAATTCGAACGATCTAGCAACGTTTCTTGAGCAGCCATTCGTGCGCAACGGGAAACCATTAAACCGCGAAGCAAAAAAGAAGTTGTACGTGATGGCCCAGATCCTTCTTGATCAAGATGACTGAGGAAGGACTCAATCATCACCTTTTTCGATTCCGATGAACTTGCAAGCTTATATAGAAAAGTCGAGACATCAATGCCGCTGCTTTTCTCCATGATCTCATCGACCCTTTCCTGACTGTTGTGATCCCCACTACTTCCATTTAAACCCAACAGTTCCAGTTAGGCAAGAATCGTTCGTGTCCCCAATCTTTTTATTTGGTCGACATGAAGCGACACATATTGCAATCTAGCAGTGTTATACTATTGAATTTCATAAAAAAATAATGAGGCTTGACCTTATCCAGGTCCTGCCTCATTCCATTAACTGAGCTCTAGTTGAATTTGCGGATTTTTGATGATAAGCTCGTCCATAATCGCCTTGTACTTCGCCCGCGACATCGTACACCATTTTGTATGCGGCCCCACTTCTTGCTCGAAGCACGCCCGTGAAAAAACGGGATCCAGATGTGTAATATTGTCCATATTTACCGCAGCAGTCCGATCGCATAATTTAAACCTATACCCTTGTTGATTCAGCACTTCTATCCAATAGCTTAGTGTTCCATTAAAATTAAAGATCTCATCCGCTGTATGAAAAAGCACATTTTTTTGGCGCTTATCACATTGCATGAAATGAATATCCCGAATATTAACGAGAACAAGACCTTTTTCTCCATTCACGGATATGACCATGTTACCAACTCCAGTTATTCAATCTTAGCAAGAAACTCCTCTGGCAAGTCTTCTTGATGTACGAAAACCCAACTCGGGCCTTTGATAATAGCTACTGCCGCTACAGAAAGCACGGAGGCCAGCGCTGCAAAAAAAGTATGCTTCATCGCGTTTCACCCCCCTTCCAACGAATGAGCATGAGCGATTGAGCCAAAAAGGCGGCCGCGACCGCAGGGGATTGAATAAAGAAGTTGGACAGAACCAGAATCGCAGCAGCAACCTTCAAATATTTAAAGTATTTTTTGGGAAACAACGTTCTTCCTTCTATTCTTGAAGGAGCGAAAACCACGACGAGTATGAGACTAGCCAAAGTCATAGTATGTAGTGCTGCAAGGTGAAATTGTGCAAATGAAAGTACGGTTGCTCCGATTGTTGTCACCATGATACACATTTCGCTCGTGCCCATATGCAGCCCGCCCGACACCTGCCGCAATATCGCAAATGAAAGCAGCACGGTCCACATCTCCGCCAGTCTGCCTGTCACAAGCCCAATGATCGTTGTCAGCAAAAGGATAGGAACAATATTAAGCAAAAATACGAGGGTATGCCTAATCCGTCCGACTCGAGTCGAAAATTCGGGCGCCTCTTTCACAATTCCTTCAGCTAGACGTGTTGCCAGTACGCTTATCCGCATATGCTCTGAAATCACTCCTCGGCTTCTTTTCGCATCGCATAATAGACAAAAATGAACATCGCTACCATAAAGAAAATACCAGCGGCTATGAGGTTTTCACTATACAATACGACGGAAAGCCCAATGCTGAATAGAACTGCCAGTACGGTCATAATCTGTTTTTCGAGCGGAAATTTAAATTTGTCAAAATCATTGGTGAATCCGATTCCAAATTTATAGAGCAGCCGGGCAAAAACGATTCCAATGACGCCAGTAATCAATTGTACCTGCCAACGAGTTAGATTAGCGTCATTCAACCCTTCAAGCGATCCGAACATGACGATAATAACAAGAAACTGCAGCAGCGCATATCCGAAATAGCCGATAATAACCGATGCCAACGCTCCTATTAGCGGCAGTTGTACAACAAACCTCATAAACAATACGGAGAACACAATATTAATTAACGGGGAAGTGTACGATAATTCTGTTCCTGACATGAAGTGCCCCTGAAGATTTGAGAGCGTCACAATGACAAGGGCATGCCATATGTAATTCTTCAGATCAAATCGAAACACATAAAGCATCAATGCATACACTGCAAAACCTTCCAGAGCTGCAAACAGCATAGACAACGTAGTGTCCCACACATCCACCATTCCTTTTGGAGCACGATAATCTCCTATGAGTTATTGCCGGTTTTGCTTCTCCATGCTTCCTTTTTCTCTATGTATTCCTGTATCGCTTCCGCAAGCCACATCGGCCGCTTTCCAATATAGGTATAGGGCTCAGGGAAAAAACGCGTTTTCCTGGCATGATGCATGTTTTTAGGATTTATGTTGAGGATGTCTGCGACTTCCTTAGCCCCGATTAAGGCAGAAACATCCGGCAGAACGATTAACCCTCGCAATCTCTCAATCTCTGCTATTAATTCATGAATAGATGATGCAGCCTCTCCCCCTGCTCTATCGGCAATCACACGATGCCTTTCTAGCGATAACATGGAATCACCTCCATCAAGTGGCGATATAAACAATATACGGTAGAGCCTTATAAAAAACAAGTATTTACAGAATGTGAAAATGTGTGAAGCTATAGAGAAAAGAAGATTTATAAGACTATCTGTTATAATGGAACCCCACCTCTATATTCCGTCCCCGAAAAAACGTTCAGGTCGCCTCCTCTTTTTCATGAAACCAATAGGCACGCTTCAGAGGTATGTAGTAGACTATAGAAGGATTTATCTAGTTCCGGAAGGGGTATCACTTTGGGCGATTATATATACATTTGTCCTGTATGCAGGACTCATAATGATCAATCAGCAAATAATTGTGTGAGATGCGATCATTCGATGCAAAGCACAACCTATCCGCCAATCGTTGTAAAAAAGAAATCTTCTGCAGCAAAAATTATTGGGATCGCCGCTATTTGCTTTGGCGGCATCATTATTTTTGGAACTCTTCTTGTAGTCGTATTCCTCTCTACCTTCAATAATTGATATTGCTGGAAGATGGTTTTCTAAACAAAAAAAGCCCGCTGACCGTGATGGCCAGCGGGCTTCATTGTATTACAGGGTATATCCCTGCAGTACTTCTCAAAAACAAAAGAAGCCTTGATACACAAGGCTTCTCGGCTATGATCTGTAGTGGGCTCGAACCACTGACCCCTACCCTGTCAAGATAGTGCTCTCCCAGCTGAGCTAACAGATCACGTTAGCGACAAGATATAATATATCAAATAAACGGGCTCAGGTCAACACTTTGGATCCCGACATATCAAAAAAATTTTCCTATATAGGAATACGTTGCAACCTATTGGGTAAAGCTTCCGTCAATAATGTTGCAGCTGCAAATTCAAAACGAGGTGAGCACATGAAGAAGAAACCGTTGTTGATCATGGCCCTTACAGTCATCCTGATCTTTACGCTAGGACAAACCGTGATGGCATTCTCCGATGTAGCGAAGAGCCCGTACGGTGACAAAATCAAGACGCTGAAGGAGAAAGGAATCTTAAGCGGGGTTGCGAACGATCAGTTCAAGCCCGAGGATAAGCTTACTTACGCATCCGGCATCTCCATGCTGGTGAAAGGCTTGGATCTCAATCTCAACCTTTTTGATTTTATTAAGGAACCAAAAGCAAGCGACTTTTTCACGAATTTGAGCGATGACGCTTGGTACTCCCAAGCATTCATTATTGCACAGCTCCATGGCCTTGAAATTCCGAAGGATGTGAAGGCCAACGATCCGATCACCAAAGAGCAATTCGCTCATCACCTGTTCCAAGCGATGATGACGAAAGGCGACTACGCGTTCATCGAAATCTACAAAATCATTAAAGACGAAGCCGATGTGAACAGCGCATACATGAACAGCATCCAAAAGCTGCTTATCAGCAACATCGCAACTGTCGACAAAGACAACAACTTCTACCCGACTCAGCCAATTACTCGCGGCGAAGCTGCTGCATGGCTGCACGACGGCCTGAAATTCGTAGCTGAAACTACGCCAATCAATCCAAAGCCGGAGTTTCCTGAATTCGAGCAAAAGCTGACTGTTGAAGCTGTAAATGAGCATGTGAATAAAGTAACCCTTTCCGCACAAATGCCTCATCCTGGATACGGCCTGCGTATCGCCTCGATCCAATTCGAGGGCGATCAAGCGATCATTTATACAGAAGCGCTTCTGCCGGATCCGGACAAAATGTATCCGCAAGTCATTACGGAAGTCAAAGTAACGACTTATGTAGATGCTGCATTCAAGCCTGTTCTTCCTCCTAAAGCGGACAGCAGCTCTTCCTCCAGCAGTGAAGCTGTTGTAAACGAATAGTCTGATCGGCCAAAGGGCCGCTCCCTAAACCTTGTTTAGAGAGCGGCCCTTTTCATTGTCATTCATTCGGTATTTGCCAATCTATCTGCTGAGCGCCCCAACCTGCAAGCAGCTCATTGGCTCTGGAAAAAGGCTTGCTTCCAAAGAAGCCATTCCTCGCAGCCAGCGGACTTGGATGTACAGAAGCGATAATGCCATGCTTATCTTTATCAATGGATTTGGCTTTATCCTGTGCATGCTTTCCCCATAGAACAAAGACAGTCGGCTGTTCCCGCTGGCTCAGCAGCTCGATGATCTTGTCTGTGAATGTCTCCCAGCCCAGCTTCTGATGAGATGCCGGCTTCCCGTCCTGTACGGTCAATACGGTGTTCAGCAGCAGCACGCCCTGGCGCGCCCAAGACTCCAGATTGCCGTGAGCAGGAATCTCGCAGCCCACATCCTCTGCCAGCTCCTTATAAATATTGCGCAGCGAAGGAGGCAGCTTCACTCCCTTCTGGACGGAGAAGCTCAAGCCATGGGCTTGTCCAGGGCCATGATATGGATCCTGCCCCAGAATAACAACCTTCGTATTCGCAAATGGCGTAAACTTGAGCGCAGCAAACAAATGCTCCCTTGGCGGATAAATCGCTTCTGCTAGGTACTGAGCTTCAATAGTTTCCAGCAGCCTCTGCATATATGGCTTGGACAGCTCGTCGCTTAAATGTCCGCGCCAATCGTTGTCCGGTAATCTAATCAACGTCTTCCAGCCTCCCTATACTCCCAATCTCTCTTCTATTATAACTGGATTCCGAATGGAAGCCTATGGCCCCACACAACAGATGTACCATCCTTCTTGAGCACATAGGTTGCTCCGTTCAGCGCAAAGATGCGATCAACATTTTGGATTTTGGCCGGATGGTAGAAGGGATCCAGTCCCCTTCTTGTGTCATAGTCAATTATTGTTCCATCCGAGCAATAGATAACAAAATGTCCATCGGAGCCTGTAATCGATACGGCGTTTTTGATGCTTACAGGCGTCTTGCAGTCATCGCCCCAGCAAGTTACTGTCCCATCTTTTTTTAGAGCCATCGTATTTTGTCCAGCAATGGCAATTGCTTTTACATTGTTGAGGCCTTTTGGCATAGGTGATCGTCCGGAAAGATCGCCCCATTCCACAACCGTGCCGTCCTTACGAAGCGCTGCTGCATAATATTCGCCGGCTGCAATCGCTGTAGCATTTTTAACTGTGGCAGGAACTTTCAGCACGGACGATCCGCTCCATCCCCATGCCTTCACGGTACCATCCTTTTTCAAGGCAAGCGAGAAATCTTGACTTGCCGCAATATCGATAATATCCTTTAATCCGTTAGGCACGCTTGTTGTAGGTGTACGAGAGGCGTTGCCCGCCATATCAAACCCGCTATGGCCGCCCCAAGCTTCAACCATTCCGTTTTCTTTTAAGACCAATGCATGGATACTTGAAAAAGCATATTTCTTCAATCCGTCTGCCCGCTCAGGAGCATCGGCCATGATATAGCTGTTGCCTTGCATGGAGATTCGCTTATCTTTACCGACTACAAAGCTCAGCTCATTAATTTTATACAGAAACGCCGCGTTCTTCACATTTTTCAATTGGCTGTTATCCCTATATTCATGCGGATCAAGCACGATGACATCCCCGTTCGTCATAACTCCGATATTTCCTTTTATCTCACGGAATGCCATCTGGTCATATCTCTTTAGCTCTTTGCCTGTATACGAGTCCATAGCTATTGCCGTTCCATCGTCCATCAGCACCCATAGTGCTTGAGAATAAGTGCCAAAGCTAATGGCGGCTGGCTTTGCCTTTTCATTTTTCAATGAATCGACACGCGTCACTTTACCGAATCCATCCCATAACGTAATGCCGGCATTCTCATCAATAATGGCCCCATACGAGTCACTGCTCGCAATGGCAGTTGCTTTTGCCGTCTGGGCTGGCATCATGCCGGCTTTATATCCCCAAGCTACGACTGTGCCGTCCCGCTTCAAAGCCAAATTAGGAGCACCTGCAGCTATTGCCACAACCTCCTCAAGGCCATCCGGCAATGTGGTAAAGCCTAGTCGGGTGGTTCCCCACGCTGTAACCTCTCCATCCTTATTTAACGCCAATGAATACTCAGAACCTGCAGCTACTGCCGTTACATTCCGCAGTCCGGGCGGAACGGAAGCCTCACCATAATTGTTGTTGCCCCAAGCGATTACCGTTCCATCCTTTTTCAAGGCTAGTGCATGCTGGTTAGTGGACACCGAGACCGCCACAATATCCTTTGCCGCTGCAGGGATTTTTTTCAATTGAGGCGTTGTTAATTTTGACCATTGGGTTAGCGATCCATCAGCACGAATGGCCACATATTCCGTATGATTCACCGCAACGGCTGTGATCGACGAAGCTGTCTGTGCCGGAACAAAGCCACCGTAATATCCAGCCGGCCATTGAATAAATTGACCGTCTTGCGTCATTCCAAGGACGTCCGCTTCCCCATCAACTACCATAGCAGCGAGCCCCGGCATATCCGGAAGCAGTGAGACTTGGCCTTCCTTCCATACAGCAATAGAGCCGTCCGCTCTTAACAGATACACCTCATCAAATCCCGCTTCAATGCCTACAATATCCCGATAAGGCGATGTTTGAAGCTCAGCCTTTTCGAAACCGCTGCCCCAAGCCATGGCCCTGCCGTCTTTCATTAAGGCAGCTGACACCTGAGAACCCGCTGCAACTGCGATGACATTCGAAACTCCCTTGGGAACCTTCGTATTTCCTCTGTAATCTTTGCCCCATGCAGTTACGGTTCCGTTCTTCTTCAGTGCCAGAGCGTGGTAAGCTCCGCTAGAGATATCCGTTACGCCTGCCAAATCCTTCGGGATCGCCGTCAGCGGGCTGCCTCCATCATTGCGATAGCGATGGTAAGATACTTTACCGTTTTTATGTACGATGAGCAGCGTGCCGGCACTCGCAGATATGGCCATGGCATCCTTCACTTTAGCAGGGTCAGCCCCTGCGTAACTGCTCGGCAGGTTATCGCCGCTGCCCCATTTGACGATCGTGCCATCCTTCTTCAGGGCAAAAGCCATCTTGCCGGATGAGGTTACCGCCACAACGTCACGCACGTTAGCAGGCGTCTTGGGCTCGCCAACAAATCGGTCACCCCATACAGCAACAGAACCATTCTTTTTTATGGTCATATAGTGATATTGATTTGAAGACAGCTTCTTTTGATTCGCAAGAACCTCCATTGCCGTCAATTTCTTGACCTGATTGGCAGGACCCGATTGTACAGCTGCCTCCGCTTGCGGCAAAGCCGGCAACAATACCAGGAATGCGACTATAACCAACAGGCTCTTCATCCACTTACTGCGTCTCATGCACTCTCTCCTCCACCCAACAATTGGAACTCTGAATATTCTATTATTATATGTCAAATAGGTATATTTGTCTCTTTTTGTCTGAAAAGGAGCTGCAGTACGTATTTTTATAGGATAAAAGTATCGTTAACGCAATTCTATTCTTTCAAATATCGCCAAATATCTATGAATGTTGTAAGCTTGAACTTGATAAAATTGAAGGGGGCTTTTCGAAGGTTTGAAAAAAATAATCATATTCTCATTCATCATGGTCCTGCTGCTAACTGCTTGCGGAGGGTATGAAACTACCACGCTCAGCGATCAGTACCCGGAGACAGCTCTCCATATTCATGGAGCGATCGCTCAAGGCTACGCCAGCATTTGTACGATTGACCGCGACGGTGCTGAGGCCAATCGCAAGCAATCGCTTGCCGGCATTGATACAAGGAATGGCTATGATCGGGATGAATGGCCGATGGCCATGTGCGAGGAAGGCGGAAAAGGAGCAAGCGTCGCATACATAGATTCCAGCGACAACCGCGGAGCGGGCAGTTGGGTCGGACATCAGCTGTCGAGCTATCCGAACGGAGCGAAAGTACTGTTTATCGTGGATAAGCCAAAGGTGCTGTTCCCGAATCATCCGGTGACGGCTAAGCCGTCAGATGCTCCTAAGGCGGCGCCTGTGCCTGAGGCAACAGAGGAACGATCAGCAGAAAATGACGCTGTTGTATACGCCAACTGTGCCGCTGTCAGAGCAGCCGGCAAAGCGCCTCTGCATATAGGCGACCCCGGCTACAGCAGGAAGCTGGATCGGGATGGCGATGGAGTGGCTTGTGAATAGAAAGAGTGCTGCGAAGGGGATTCGCAGCACTTTTTTATTAAGGTTTGGATTGAGGATGGGACAATTAAAGGGCATGCCAATTTAATCTCAAATTAAAGCTTTCTGTCACGCTGCTATGATAGTTGTAGAATGTCAATTTTAAAGCTATAACACTGCCATCGCTTGGGTCCGGCATGAGGTCGGCATCATAGAGCATCGTATAGCTTCGTGCCCATACTCTAGGAGATAAGACATGAACCCCGTAAGGTGTTGTATTCCTTTGTCCAGATACATGTCCCCGTACGTTATCTGCATCTACATAAGTAGCCCATAGAGAACGACCAAGTCCGTCAGCATTATTGGCTGCCTTGCGTCCTATAGTTAGTTGTGCGCCATAGTTGAAATTGTCGTATTCCGTATCACCATCCAGCGATATGGATAAATTGAGACTGCGGCGTCCCTTTCCTATCGGAATATAATATGTTCGATACGCTTTGGGTCCAACAGAGACGCTTAAGGATCTGGCACCATATGGAGTACCGCCAAATGCGACATCGCCATCTTCTGTCCGAATTGATCTTTCGTCTCTATAGCGCACATCAAAATAAATTCTTTCTTTGAAGTTAGGGTATCCATTAGCGTCATAATCCTTATTATCATTTAACTGGTCGTTAGGATCCTCTGTACCATAGCCAACAAGCATATAACCAATCCTAATACAGCCTGAAGGCGGGTTCGGAGGATAAATCCTCCAGCCCCCCGATGTTCCAGCCGCTACAATTTGGACCTTCCCCTCTTGATCAAAGTAAAGATAGCGAAACTCCCATCCATCGTAATCCCCGGCGTTTGCGCCTAAATTATGAGCGCTAATTCTGGTTTCAGGAATATTTTTATATGTTCCATCAGGAAGAATAACCTCTGCTGCGGTAACCACAACGTCTGCTCTTGGTCTGTTCCATAAAAATACTGAACCACTGCTAAGAAATTTAATCGTAATACCTGACACTCCGGTAAACGAAGTAGCTGTTTTCCCAGTATAGGTAAATCTCAGTGCTTCTCCATAGTTTGGTGCCGTATGGTCATTGATATAAGCAGTCCCGCTAGCAGGGAAACCATCCGTTGAAACTACCGGAATTGTACTGGCTCCAACATTTACTGTAGCGGTTAACAGAGTTTTTTGGATATTGGGTATCCGATTTTCCAACTTGATAATTCCCCCGCTATGAATGCCCTTACCTGCAATAGCATTCAAACCTGCCTGTGTAATCGAAGCCCAAGCATCCTCGAAGGCTTGCCGCAGTGTAGCTAACTTCAAGCTAAGATCTGTAAATCTTGCATTAACCTCTGCGCGCTCTGCAGGTGTGACTTTAAAATCTGAAATTACGGAGTTAATTGTGCTTATGAGCGATGCAAAAGATGTATTGTATGCAACCTTGGCAGCCCCAAGCGCATTTTTGAGGGTCAAATTAGTTAAATAGGCACTACTATAAATACGATCGTATTCAGTGTCTACGTCTGCCTTTTCTTTGTTTAATTGTAGCTTGTGCTCGCCAATTGCCTTAGCCTCCGCTTGCGATATGACACCATCTTGAAAGGCACCTTCGATGTATGACTCAAATAGGTTTTGCCAAGATACTAACTCTTCTACCTCGCCTTGTACTTGTGCGTAGAGCGAATTGGCATATCCTTTTGCGTTGGCTTCCGACTTAGCGGTTATCGCGGTTATCGCGTCTTCAAATGCTAATCTCAATAGATGCTGCTTTTGGGATAATGCAGAAAATGAATTTCCTACAGCGGCTTTTTCAATTGGCGTAATCGTACCATCCGATATCGCATTGTTGATTGTAGTAACACAAGTTGAGTAACTTGTATCATAAGCTGTTTTTGCAGCAGCCAGTGCCGTTTTTGCCGTTACATCGCTTAGATAAGCACTGCCGTATATTTTAGTATACTCCGCATCAACATCGGCTTTTTCTTTGGATAATTGCCGCAAGTGCTCACCGATGGCTTTTGCTTCTGCTTGGCTTATAACTCCATCTTGAAAAGCTCCGTTAATATATCCCTCAAGATCAACTTGAGCTTTCTGAAGTTCACTTTGTTCAAATTGCAGCTGTGTTTGCCAACGCTGTGTCATTGAAGCAAATGCTTGCTGTTTACGGCGATATTGAAGTAAATAATCCGATACGAAACGATCGCGATAATTGCCAATAATAAATCGCGGTGGCTTTGTATGATCAAAAGGATAACGTTCGTATTCGTATACACGAGCAGTCAAATCGTAGCTTAACTTTTCGTTCAAAATTGCTACATCGTCTCCCACATTAATTGCACCTAGTTTAAGCGTCTCGACCTCATAGCTTTCTTTTGGCAATTCATTTTCAGCAAGATACTTTTCCATAGCAGCCAAAAGCTCTGCTTGATTATCAATTTCCGACCATTCCATCTTACCTTGATAAGGGCGAGATGGATCATAGTACGTTGAGTCGATATATTTTTTTGTACGGCCGCCATATCCTTCAATCGTCAATCCATTTTGTCCATATCCAAATAATCGTGTAATTCGATCATTATCCAAAACAGTTCGACGGATGCTTTTCATATTTTTGCGATAGCGAATTTGTTTTCCCGAAGCACCACCCTTTCTTGTTGCAAAGGTGACGGTATAATTATCAAAGGATAGCTCTGCACCGAATATGTCTCTGAGCTCATGCAGCAATGCCAGCTTACTCTTTTCTCCCCAATCAAAAATATCCCGAACTCCAAAGGAGCCCGAGATATTAAAAGAAAATGGGGAGTCTCGAAATAGTTTATTAAGCATGGTTTCTATTGTTTGCCCGGCAGAGAATTCGATAAACTCGTCATGAAAGTATCGACCCAGGTCAAAAAAGATATGATGTGCCTCGACTTCTAAGTAACTTCCACTCGTATCTTGCTTCTCTACTGTTTTCCAAATCAAGAACCGTTGACCACGCTCTACGTCCGTTGGTAATCGAATTTCATTTCCGATTTCCAGTTGATCGTAACGCTCATCATCACCATTCAATTTCGGATAACGAAAAGTAATAAAGTACTCTCCATCTAACACTTCACGTATACAAATGGAAGAAGCAGCCGGCAAAAACGCCAGCCGCTCTTTTCTGCTCCATAGCTCCAGACGCGACGTCATTCGGAGTCGCCGCCTTCGTCGGTTGCTGCTATTTCATCCGCTAATGCAGAACGATATGGTTCTGGTACGAAGTCCAGCGTTAAGCGCTCGGACTGCACGGCGGTTCTGTACATACCGAGGAATATTTCGTTTAACATAATTACGCGCCTCCTTCTAGCGTTTCGATCTTCGCTCTGAGATAATCAATTTCTGCCATCATGAACGTTAGTAATATCGCTGACATTTCGACGTTGTTTTGAAACGTGCTTTTTTGCGGTTCCACTTCTATGCCGCGAGAACGCAGATACTCTACGGTATCCTGTAATGTCGGATTCATATTAAGCCTCCTCCAACGCTAGTAATCTTGCCGCATATTGCGCCAATATCCAATCTTGTACGCCGTCATGTTGTTTGAGCGCTGCAATGTCTTGTGTTGACTGTGCTACTGCGCCGCCAAGTGTGGATTGATACGTCAGCGTTGCGTCGATGGAGTTGGAAGTGTAGAGGTAACGGTCTAGGACTACGTAAGTGACGTAAACGTCCGATCCATCGTACGCATTCGCGGGGATTTTAGCGTACCCCCATCCTAGCTCTTCATGAAAAGAAGGCCTGCGCATAATATACCATTCACCGACCGTTCCTCCATCGACCGCAATTATATTATTTACCCTGTACTCCGGTTTACTGGAAGTGCTCCCATTTATATAATATTCGCCTCCTGTGAAGAATAGTGTCGCCTTCTCGCGCACGACAACTCCCTCCAGCAGCTCTACCATATTGCCCCCAGAGTCCAGTGACAAACCTCCAAGGTCGCCCGATAGCTGCTCAATGACAGGCGTTGCGAGGACGTAATCAACCGTTGCCCAAGCGTCCCATCCCGGAGCTTTGTTGGCGGATACGTAGGCTTCAGTATTTGTAGCCGGAGCTGTGCCGGTTAGAATGGAGACCCACGAATTATACACACTACCGTTATTGCCGGACGCGCGCCATCCGTTTGTCAGAGCCTTGATCGCGTTGCTATTAGGGTTCGGAGTAGCGGACCAACCAGAGACGGCGTCGGCTACCGACATTACTAGATGCGGGTTGACGTTCTGAAATCCGATCTGGTCGGCTCGATCTGTCGCAACAGTAGATATAGACATTATCGATCCATCAAATTTACACGCAATCGTGTTATCGGATGTTGATGTAACCGCACCTACCGATGTCCGGTAATTTGCGATACTAACCCGCTTAAACCCGGCGTGGGACTCCACAGACGTCCATGATAGTGATCCATCCAACTTAATGGTCTGCCACCATCGAAACACTTGCCTAGTCGTGCTGTCATAGCTGTCCGCTATGCTACGGTCGATACTACTCGCCAACGGTACGGGACAATTGGCGTATTGGTCGATGCGCCTCTCGAAAGATGCCGGGAGTTGATCAACGCCTCCATGTACCAACATCCAGTTCTCTAAAGTGAAAGTGCCATTATAATTATTGCCGAATCGGATCGAAACACTAACGGAGTTTTGCGGGACGGTAAAAGTCAAAGGATTAACACTAGTTGGCTGATATATTGTCGTTTCTAAACCGTTTGCATCAACTGATGTAACATAATGCTTCATATCTATGTCTGTGTTAAAGCTGATAGTATAGGAACCAGGTAGAAGACTCATGTCAAAGTCCATCGTTTGACTAGCACCCGTACGGTTTTGAGTCGCTTTATATGGCCCCTCAATAGTCCATACCGAACGTATGCGAGTCGCTTTTGTTGCGGGCGGCAACAGATTCTTCCCAATCTTCTTGACACTTGCACCTTGTAAATGCTTAACCCCGTCCACATACGGTAAATAGGCGTCAACGGCGTCGCCCATTATCGTTGTACCAATGGCTGCATAGTCCGCGGCGGATACTTCGTACAAACGGATATCATCAATGTACACTACTGCTGTAGGCTGATCTTGGGCGGTACTTGCCAAACCACAAAGTAATCTAAATCCGTTGCCAATGATAGTATTGGTTGTTGGGATTTTTATGGATACAAATTGCCACCTTCCCACAATTGCAGTGTTGGCGTTTAGGGTATAACGAGATGTTAAAAGATTGCCCGGCTCGTACAGGCGCACTACGACAACACCAGACGTAAAAGATTCGACGTATACCCAAGCACCCAATACATACTGTCTACTACTTTCGAGTTTGTTGTTAAAATCTCTCGATAAGTAACACGTTGTGTTTGATGCTGAAAACTTAAACGAGCCTTTACCCGATTTTTTAATTGTGGATGATAACTCCGGCGAGCCTGTTTTCGCCCAATTGGTTAAACTCTCACACCCTCCATCACTACCCAGTATATTAACCAACGTCCGCCCCTTAACCTGAACCGACGTTCCGCTCGCTTGCGTTGTATTGACGATATTCATACCCCGATTAAGTACCGTTGTCTGGGCGCGGTCCTCCATTTGGCGCCTTTCCATCCTATCCAATCTCGCCTTCAGCACCGGGTGAGCTACACCATCTGACCCGGCTCTCGCGTCCACAATTTCGGAATTGCTATTTCCAGTTTGCCCAACAATGCCATTGATCCGCTGATTTTGACTGTCAATTGCTTCCTTTACATTTCTAGCTCCGCTGACAGGGCCGCTATACGTAATACGTTCCGCAGGATGAGCGGCGGTGCTGGAAGTGTGAGCGTTGTCTGCGGTCATGCGAGCTTGTTGCTCCGCGCTGACTTGCTGCTGAAGAGAGCTCAAATCAGCATGGGCGCGATCAAAGTTTCGATTATGCTTGGCCAAATTCTCCAGATCTAATGACTTGTCTATTTTTTCAAATCGACTCATATTCGTTCGCTCCTTTCAAAGTTAGTAAAGATAAGTATGTCTGAAAATAAAATCGACCGTGAGATTGGCTCCGGTCGCAGATATCGTAATATTGTTTTCGCCTTCTATAAGACGAGGGAATATGCCTATTGCAGCGCTCACCGCACTTATTCCGTTCTTAGTGATCGTTTGCTCGAGCGGCGCACAATTGATTTCGATTACATCATTCACTGTCATGAGCGTATTTATCGCAAGTGACTCTGAAGTTGTATGATTAGTAACCTTAATGTTGGATCCGCTTCCTTTCAGTCGAATGATAGGGAATGCCTCATGTGTTCCGGCGTGATATATCCATTGAACCTTCGGCGATGAAGTCACTGAGAAAGTGTAAAGATCGCCATACCGGAAACTCATGCCAAATGAATAATTTTGCCCATATTCAAACGGTTGATTGGATTCAAGAATACTTTCAGAGAAAGGATAGAATGCCTTAAAGGGCAGTGTAAAAGAGCCAAACGATGCTATTTTTTCAATAGAGATTGAGCCATTGTACTTCACCATCCATCGTTTTCCTGGCATGCGATCGAGCACAAGCGGCTTACTTCCTTGGCGAGCATTGAGCACTTGAGCTATTCGCTGCAAGGCTGTCTGGTATTCGGACTCATCCTTCACTAGCAGTTCAACTGTTATCTCAATCATACGCGGGCCATATCTGACATCCAAATCTATGGATCCATCCAGACCTGGCAATGTTTCTTCCTCTTGAATCGTTTCTGGTAACAAAGGGATATTCACGCCAGTTACAAGCAAACCAAGAGATGCAAAAGAGACGCCGCCATAAGTAGCCCCGCCATTGTCAATCATACGGCCCTCTCTCCTCTCGCAATCATTTGTCTCACCAGATGATCTTGCTCGCGATGATAGCTGTTGATATCAGCCTGGTCTTCTAAGCGAACATCTCCGCTGTTTTCGATAAGCGGCCCGTAATAATTGTGATGAATGATCTTCTCGTCGCCAGTATCTCTTTTCATTACTAGATCCGTAATCTGTTGAGGCGTCAGAATGACCTCACCTGTTCGCAGGATTGCTGCTATTTCATCCGGCATGAGCATATTGCCTGCTGAGAAGTTGCCTGCCCCCGCAATTCCTCCGGTATGGAAGAGCTTAATGCCGTCTTTATACCATTTGCCTTCTTTACTGTTGTACTGTGCGCCCAACTTCTCGCCGAGCTTCTTATTGGAATCTGACAGTGTTTGCTTCTGCTCCTTGCTGGATGTATGCCATGCATTACTGTTCGCTTCCATCTGAGCAATATCCGAAAGTTCGCTTGGCGATGGTCCCAATTCCGCCTGTACTACTGCCGCATACTTAGCTGACAGGTCCTTCTGGAACTGATCGGCTTCAGCCAGAATCGCTTTATTGGTATTTTTAAAGGCAGTTAGTCTTTTATCTTCCATCAGATCATATATGGTGCCCATATCACCGCTGAATGTTTCCGCAGCTGTTTTGAGATCTGTATACCAAGATTCAATATCCTTCTTCTGCTTCTCGAATTCTGCCAGTTTTTTTTCTCGTTCTTCCTGCAGTGCGCGTTTACTATCTTCAATATTCATCTTGCGCAGCTGCTCTTGCAGTTCCTTATACCGTTTTTGGCCTTTTTCGGAGGAAGCGAACTTGTATTTCTCCGCTTCTTCTTCTAGTGATTGGCTTTCACGGCCTCTCTCTGACTCATCAATACGTTTAAGATGATTATCGTAAGAGGCTTCGGTTTCTCTTCTCTGTTCATCCAAAGCGTCAAGTTCGGCTTTCCGCCTCTTGTCAATCTGATCCAGGAAGCTCTTAGTTAGCTCGCTCTGCTCTTTTTTAGCAGTTTCCACTGCATTTTTTGCGGCTGCTTCATCAAGTCTGCGCAACGCCATTCGTACTTCATACATGGCTTTGTCAGCTTGCTTGTAGTATTCCGTATCAGATGCATAGCGTGAACGAACCCTCGTCCAAGCCTCAAGCTGCATGATGACAATATCGCGTTCCGAGTCGCCGCGTTCAGTCATGATCCGCTTTTCCTTTTCAATCCATTCCGATGACTTATCGAACGACTTCCTGTGCGCTACTTCCTCCGCCCGTGCCTGTTCTTCAGCCAGCTGTTTGGCATTGGCAGCCATTTGTTCTGCTACTCTTTGTCGGCGAGACTCCGCATCCATCCATATATCATCATACATTTTATTTGCTTCAGCTAACTTCTCCAGCTTATCATGCTCTATTTGCAGGGTAAGTGTACCTAACAGGCGTTGCTTCTCCAATAACTTGAGCTCCGCCTCGTAATTTTGTTTCGCAATTTCTTCTGCACTAAGCTTCTTACCGCCTTTGCCAGTGCCTTTGTCAGTGCCTTTGTTAGTACCCTTCTCATCAGTTGATGGGATAACGGGTACATTAAACAAATTCACCCATGTCCCTTTTTCAATCGCAGCTAATTCGATTTTATATTGAGATAGATTTGCTTTTAGCGTATCAAGATCGGAATTAGCCTTATCAACCGATTTACTCACTGTATTTTGGTTTACATTATGAATAAATAGGTCTTGATCCGTTAATTCCTCTGCCCATGGAGCTTTCTGCGGCTCTATATCCATCACTGCAGTGAGTGCTGCAAGATGTGTCTCAGCATTGATAATCGAAGCTTCTGTCGTGCGAATTAATGATTGGCGTTTGGCTGCTTCAGCAGTGAGCGTGTAACGCAGTGAGTCCTCTTCTGCCTTAATAATATCCCGGATTAACTCCTCATTCGTTATCAACAGTTTCCCTTGAGCATCCATCTCGGCATGCAAGGATGGATACGTGCTAGTCAATTGTCTGACTACACTAGTGAGCTGGCCGTTCTCTTCAACTGTTAATCCCGTTTTACTTCGAAGGACTTCATATTGGTCTGCAAGCTTTTTAGTTTCATTAATTTGGTTCTGTTTGGCTGCCGCTTCTTTTAGCCCCTCCATACGTATTTCGCGCATAGCAGGTCCGGATGCCTCGATAGCTTTGTTCATCTCTTGTACGGCATATTTTGCATCTGTTGCTGTGTATCCCATTGCCATAAGCTCTTTGTCAACGGCTTTCACTTGATCGGCCAGATTCATAATCGCATGAGTATTTTCTATTGAACCACGGCCCTCTTCTGCATCTAGCAAACGTTGATTATACTCATCCATAAGCTTGCTTCGCCGATCCAACACTTCATTTAATACTTCAATATCCGCTTGCATCGCCTTAATGTCTTCAACGGTTCGGTCAGTCGGAGACTGAGACAGCTTATCATTCAATTCTCCTTGCGCAATAGCCAGCTTATTGACAGATTCTGCTGCAGCATTGGAAGCGGAAAAATAGCTGAAAAGTCCAGTACCAACTAGAGTTAATGCTGCCACAACCCAACCGATCGGACCAAAACTAATACTTAATGCAGTAGCGGCTGCTCTAACAGCACCTAATATCGTAATCAAAGACGTGAAGCCTGCAATTATTCCTACAACAGTAATACCTGCAGCGCTCAGACCGGCAACCAGCTCTTTGTTGGATTCAACCCACTGAGTGAATCCAATGATGATAGGCGTGACCCGCTCCATAAGTTCTTGCAATACTGGCATAAACGCTTCGCCAAGCTCCATACGAGCCATCTCAATCGTATTGTTAAATATCATCTGTGTCCCAGCGTAACTTTCAAGGGCTTCTTCTGCATTGCCAGCAAATTGAATTGAATTCTCCAACACACCAGTAAACGCAGCTTGTACCTTCTCAGCTTCTGTCAATTGAGCAGATGTGATCCCTAGCTTACCTGCATAACGGTCATGCATGCTAGATAAATTTGTTGTGATGCCTGCCGATTCGATCAAACCGGAATTACCTGATTTTATTCCAGACATTACTTTACCAATAGCTTCTCCCCATCCGAGATGCGCATCACGATTATATGCAGCTGCATCGGCAGCGGCATAGATAAGCTCACGGGTTTGGTCCAAATTTAGCCCTGACGATAACGCAATCTTTACCGCATTTGAAGCCTCGGATAAGGACATAAATCCTTTTTTGGCCAATTCCTCAGCCAAGCCGGTTGTTTGCTTTACATTTATACCTAATGATCTAGCAACTTCAGACATGCCGTTCATTGAGATTGCTAACTGATTAGCTTCTTCAGTCATTGATCTTACCGTATTTATCAGTCCTGAAAACGTTGCGCTTGCCCCCAAGGCTGAAAAGCCCTTTTCCAACTCAGCTAATTTACTTTTTGTCTTTTCCGATTCATCCTTTACACTCTCTAGAAGCCCTCGTACCCGCACCATACCTTCCTTGAACTGATTCATCTCCAGTTCCATTCGAACCTTTATAGCTTTTATTTCGGTCGTCAACTTCGTTACCTCCTTCCTACTTGACCACGCAGTTGCTCAAATGCACTGCGGTCAAATTCATCTTCTGTTTTTTCTTCTGTTGGATTTTCAATAAATTCAGCCTGCAAGCTCTTTGCCAACCGTTCATATGCTTGTTGATCGGCACTTTGACTCACAATCGCGATATTAAGCGCCATGAGTCGTTCCTCCGCCTTTAACTGTGCTTTGTACCGGAGAATCATCGGCAAATCAATAAGATAATAATCCGTTTCAAGTGATCGTTGGCTAACTTCAAGACTGACAGAAGCCTGTATTAAAAAATCATCAAGCGTTAGACTGCTTTGCCGTCGCCCGGTATCTTCATTCCGATTCCCAACTGTCCGAGGACGGCCCGGAAGTTTTTTAGCGTACGATGCAGGTCATTCTTCTCAAGGGTCAAACGAATAAAGTCTGTAATTTCGTTCATATCGGCATGTGCAGAAATATGCTCTGCATCAATGTCCGCCAGTACAGCGACCAACTGAACCATTTCATCCAATGCCAGATTGGCGCCTGCCAGAATCGTCGCAACAAAATCATCTGTATCCCGATCTGCCAGCACACGAAGGACGATCGCTGGAAGCGTTTCGATACGTTCAAACAAAGCCTTGTACTTCACTGGCGTTAATTTTGGAATCTGAACCGATTTATCCCCTAGTTGAACACTATCTTGTTGCGATTGACCAAACAATTTTCCTATCACAGCAATCTTCCTTTCCTCTTATAAAAATAGAATAGACGGCTCATAAGAGCCGTCTGCATGTATATTAGACCGATTTTGCGTTAGGATCGCCGATACCCAGCAACAGACCTTTCGCATCCGGGTAGCCTTTGAACGTCACATTCGTAATGAGCTCATTGTCATAGGAATATGTGTAGTTCAGCGTAGTAGTTGGGGCTGCTTTATACAAAGTAATGATATCATTGGCCGTCGCTGTGGAGGATAGAGGCTCAATTCTTACTTCTTTGGCAAATTCAATCAGATCCACAATTTTGGAAGCATCCACATCAACACGCTGTTTGGATGGATCAGTCTTATCCGTTACAAGTGTCGAACCCGGAATGACCTTAGCCAGCTTGGACAGATCATATTCGGCAAATGGAACAGCAAGGGATGCCTTTCTCCCTGTAATAATTTCTCGCACAGGCGTAGTTCCGAATTGATCCACAACGACTTCACGCATCGTCATCTCATACGTAAGTACTACTCCGCCTTTCGTCGTTTCAAAAACGACCGGAGACGTGCCTCCTACGTCAAATGTCACCTTACATGGACCTAGTTTAACTTTTGTTGTATCAGTTGCCATAATGTTATTCCTCCTAAATGTTGTTTGTAATGTTACGGTTGAAAGTAATTTTAAACACTGTTAAGCATAATAGCTGTGAAATTAATGGAATACAATACTCTATGATGATCGTCGAGTCCAAGATAGAGAGGCGCGGATTGGTCAGCAAATATAGCCAAGATATGTTCATCACCGATCTGACAATCACGGCGGCGATGAAACTCCTCATATATTGTGTTGGCAAGCTTTTCTGAGGTAGGACCATTATCTCCGCGCACTACGATTTGAATGGAAGGCCGACGCTGGCTTGTCCATTGGCTGGGGACAGTACCGCTATGAATACGCACATAACCGGAATTATCTTCAGCCGATACCGGAAATTCATTCGGATAATACGTATAAGGCACAACAGACTTTACGAACGCTACAAGTTCAGTAATAGCAAACACGTCTATCTCCACTCCTTTCCGATTTCTTTTACAAGATTGCTTACGTAGTTCTCGTAGTTTTCCTGAAAGGGACGCTCCAGAAACTTACTGCCAACCTCATGCACGTAGAGCGCATTTTTCTCATCCTCATTTTCGGCAGCGGCAAAATATACCTCTCCAACTACACCGGAGTCTTCAACTTGTACATCACTCCAAGAATGAAGAAGAGGCTGCTCTCCATTGGTTGGCGCCAACGTCTGTGCTTGCTTTCGCAGCAGCTCCATAGACTGTTTGATTTCATCCTCTGCAGCAGCAAGTGCCGCTCCAATCAGCGAATCCACATAAGTCTCTACGTCAGAATCGTCATATGCTATCCCGATAGATTGCGTCATTTTGCATGCACCACCGTATAAGCCGTTCTTCCATTCAACCATCGTTTGCGTAGAATTTGAACAATGTGGAAATTCCTTTCGTGCCCAGATTCATCCGTATATTTAATGGTATGAGAAGATGATACCTCGGCAAATCCTTTTAGCCATATTTGAGCTGTTGATACGGCTTGTCTGCCATGCACATCTGTTACAACTTCCAATTGCTCTTGAATACGGCATTTCAACATCTTAGGATCATCCGAGGAGGGTAGACTCCATGGATGGCTGCTGCCAGGCGGATGCAACGTAATGGTTTGCATAAGCGGAATCATGTCTACTACAACACCATCCATTTCAAGGAACGGCATGAAAATGAAGCATTTGGATTAACATCGCTTATAAGACCCATTACCTTATCAGTGATAAGGGCATCGAGCCCAGTCTTTGGCAAGTCCCTAAAAGATACTTCAGCTACCCCGTTTAACGTGTACGCCTGGATACCATGAAGACGATGCCGATTCACATCGTTAAAAGCAATTGCCAGCTCATTCGCATATACATATATGGCCGAGTCCGGCACTGAGTAATCGTTATACTTTCTCAGTAGTATCTGCTCTGCTGTTTGCAGCAAAGCATGCTTCTTAACCTCGTCGGCAGCAAACCAATCCTCATTGTCAATGCACTGCAAACGGACATATTCATCTGCATCCATTATTGTAATTGCCACATAATCGCCTCCCTCCACATTATTTTTCGTGCTGTTGTTTTATTTCAGTTCCATTTGCGAGGATGCTGTTAACACAAAGAACTGCTTCTTTTTTAGCAATGACTCAAGTGCCTGCCTCATTCCGACGACTTGACCGTTCGCATCTACTGTAATTCCCGTTTTATCCAACAGATTATATGCAACTTCAATTGTCTCCGTGCGCAAATTGGTTTGGGCAGCCGATTGCTTGTACTCAGCCTTCTTCACTCTTTCGACAGCCGCTTTTACCATTGATGAGGCAATAGCCTCCGCACGTGCAGCAATTTCTTTTGCTGCCTTTAGCTCAGCATGAATCCGCATCAGTTCCTTCATCGATGACTTTTCTTGCTCGCATTCAACTGTCAGTTGATCCATCAATGCCGTTTTTAATGACTCTATCTCTCCGTATTTTTTACGTTCTCGAGCAATTCGTTTTGCAATAATGGCATCGAATTCTTCCTGAGTCAGATTAATGGTATTCTCTGTAGATTGATTGTGTAAGCTCATCGTATTATCCTCCGTGATCTGCAGCGCCGTCGCGCTTTTCTCCGCCAGTTTAAGGACATGTCGTAGGTCCGGTCGATTATTTTATCAGCTGCATGTGTCCCCATTGAATAACGGGGTATTGGGGTGTATAGGATACAAAGCCTGCTACACCTTCATTAGCTGTATTATCGAGCACCATTGCGGTATATAGAGCTTCCTGAAGCGCCCGCTCCAGATGCATGCAGATTCGATTAAGCTTAGAGTACCAAGGAAGAAGCAGCGTTTTCAGCGATTCGCCATCTATGGCCGCTTGATTGCCAAGAGACTTGGCATACAACCATTCAGGAAAATCTGATTGCATAAATAGAAGTGAAAGCAGCGTATCTAGTTCTTCAAAAGCGTCCTTCAGCTGTGATTCCCACTTCATATACCCTGGCAAGGGATCATCCTTGCTCAATGGAATATATTTCCCGGAGATCCGAAGCTCTTTAGTACCCAGACCGTCCTCCAAATCATTTGGTCCATAGGCAATCGGATCAGAATGCTTCCATAAGACGTAGTCGATATGGGATAACCGGTCATGAATAGCCCCCAATATAGATTCCGACTTCTCAATGCCGCCGATGCCTCTCCAATCATCGTCTACCGTTTTGTAAGGAATGTGAAATACCAGCAGCCCGTTTGCACCAGTAGGCACGATATCCTCATCCCTGCCTGTCGGCACTTGCTCAGATATAGAGTAGATAGACATGCTTACACCATAGCTGTCTTCTTTCCCAATTCGCTCAAGCTTGAATTTTTCATATTGAATATAGCCCGGAAGATGGCGTTCAACGTGTAAGTAATTGACTTCTTCATTACCGGAAGCTACTGATTCTAAGCATGTGAGATTGATTGCTCTGAACTTGTTCTTGTTATGCCGCCCCCCTTCAGGATAAACTGAAGACGCTTCGGCAAATTCTATAATCGCATCTGGCTTTAAGTTAGGTTGCGTCAACCCATCCTCTATTAGGCCTCCCAATTCTTCAGCTACACCATAGCTAACCTTGAGCCAGGAGTCGCCGCGTATACCGCTCCCGGTTACCATTTCATGAATCAGTCGATTCATATGATTCTTTCTTATCATTCGGTCTAGAGCTGTTTGTACCGTTGATTCATTGGCTCCCTCTACCTTAAAGGATATTGTGCTTCCCGCTATTACATCCGCTGGTTTTGAGATTAAAGTATCCATTACATTTACGGCTACGTTCAACTTTGCAAGCTGCGGCTCCAGCGGAGTATCCCGCAACAATTCTGAAACACGGTTATTCATGAGCCGACGGCCTTCATAAACGGCTTTGCTTCGTTCATATTTGGCAAGCCGCTCGATATCTTCAGCTGGCGGGAATAATCCGCCGACTTTAAATTTTTTTGCCACCTTAATACCTCCTGTCGTTAGGGATTTGAATTATATCGTGAATAGGATAATAGTCTTCATAACGTATAGGTTTGAGAGCAATCAAAAAAGGGGGATATACAGGAACTAACGTTCCCTTTTTTTGCGAATGAATATAGTTATAAGGAAAATAAAAACGCCATTGATGGCGTTAGAGGATTACTGATGTTATACATGCGGTCCTTTACAAAACTCAATTTGCATTAATTCGAAATGCGAACGGCGTCTCCTTGTAGGCTTACGATAATTCAGTCCATCAGCCCCCGTTTCCTCAACTGCCTTAAGCCCTGTTTCACGGTCATGCCGCAGTTTCATTTGCCATTCACTCAAGAAAGGGTATTCGTTATGAGCAATTTTATACACATTCGGATCCGACAATTCTTCTTTTAATATATAATTGCTTAACCGATTGAGCTGGCTTGAGTCAGGTGTATTGCCCGTCAGGGAAACATAACACTCAATAAGCACAGCAATTGATGCAATACGCTTGTTCCTCTCCGGAATATGGTAAGCAATTATTTGCGTCACTGCATCTTCAAAATACGCCTCGGCAACGTCCATCTTTGATTTCCATTCCTTTGCTAACATGAATGTTCCTCCTCCTCATACTCGATTATCACATGGGCATAATTCCATTGAACAAAGATTGCTGTAATACGATCTACTCCATCTGCGATCAGATCCTTTACGCTATCTTTACGTATTCCCATCATCTCTGCTGCAGCTTGTTGCGTAGCATCATTTTCATATATCCAAGCGACCGCTTCTCTCTGGCGGTTCGTAAGTCCCGCCAGTTGAATTGCACTATTCAAATCGATCAGAATATCCGATGCCGACATGTCACCGCGTCCTCTACGAGCTGAGATTCTATGCTGGTCACGCAGCAACTGCTTCACGCCAGTAGACGTATTAAGGGCATATTCTTGAGCATATCTTCTGGCGTGTTTCATCATATCCAAGTTGTTCATCCGCATATATTTGTCCTCCGTTTTTAAATAATTAACCTTGCAATTTGTAAGTATCTTTTTCAGAAACACGTCTTTAACATTGATCGTAAAGCTTCATAATCACGAACTTATGTTCTTATTTTATCCATCAAAAGTACAAGAGTCAACCTCTTTTATTGAATAAATCCAATTATGTATAAAATTCTTGTACAAAAATTGGTCTCCACATCGATTTGGTCTAGTCAGAGTACAAAAAAAAGGATAGCTAATATAAAAGCTATCCTCTTCTAACATTTTTCAGTTTTGATCGCTTCACCTTAATTCTATTTCGAAAACAAACTAGCATCATATATCCTAAGAGCCGGCTCAGGACTAACATACAAGCGTATAAGCGCATCGTTGGATCTAGTCTCTTTATGATAGTAAGGAAACATCTGATTCACTGGCATCTTAAAGCTTCTAGTAGAATCTGAAATAAAAATAGCCCAGATAAATTTTTCATCATTACAAATTAGACTCACCTCATGACTTAATTAGTTTCCCAATAATTAGCCTGATCAGAAAAGAGCTCTATCAAAAAAGCACCTTAGGCCGCTACCTAAGGTGCCGTTTCAGCGTTACTATTTAAAACTAATCGAAAAAATATAAGTCTCAGTGCTAGAAAATTGAGTGATATCATGGCCTCTTACTTGAAAATATATGGTTTCTCCTGGTTCGAGACTAGCTGTACCTTCATCATTATTCCCCACACCGTTATCAATTGCTGGAACCGTAATCGGTGTCCCATTATTGAAAGCGACCATAATAAGATCATAATTTTTGCCGCTTGGCGAAGTTAGCGTACCCGTAACAGCTTTGGCAGTTCCAGAATCGTTTGTCCATGAAAACCAATCTACATCTGCTGGAGAATCAATAAAAGTCGATACACCAAATATAGGAGCTTGAAGCTGATATGCAGTTGGTAAGCTGTCTGCCCATCCATCATAAGCAAATGCTGATGTTGCGCCTGCCAATGACATGACTAGAGCCATGACTCCGATAATTACCACCCTTCGCAGTTTTTTAATAACGGCTTCACACATCAAATATACTATTATATACATATATGGTAAATAGTCTACATGAACTAATAATGATCCATATTCAAAGGCTATGTGGTTGATATTTAAGAAAACCGCCCTCGTTGAAAAGGCTGTTCATTCTATCGTGATCCATCGCGTATGAAAGAGAACGCGCTATTTAGTTATTGTTCCTTCGCTGACTAGCCTTTCTTTATCCTTCAAAGAAAAAACTCCAGGCTCCCATTCCTCCAATTTTCCGTTTTCTCCTATTATTTTTCCATTATATTCATATACAGAGGCATAGATTTTCTTTCCTGTTTTTTGTTTTTCTTTTAGCTTGGAGGTTGTAATTTCAATTTCTTTATAAGGCTCCAAATCAATACCAGCCATTTGCGCATCTAAAAAGTTCTGTGTTCCTTGAATTCTTTCACTTATTTTTCCATCCATATGCCAGCCAAACGATTTAAGATAGTCTGCATGATTAAGAATGTTCTGATCACTTGGCCCTTTACTGCAACCCATCAGGAATACAAAGCAACATAAATAAAGAAATATCTTTTTAATCTTAACGCACCTCCATTTTACAAATTTTACATTTCAAATTTAGACGTGAAGACCCGCATGAATGTTGCAAATTAGTCTGCTGCAGGTAAGTCTAGCTATCTCGATGAACACAGCAAAACGGCGCGCGAACCGTCTATGGTTCGGGCGCCGTTTCATTTTTGCCGCTTCATTCCGGCTTTGATCGTCTGAAAGCGTCTATTTGTTCATCGGGAATATGTGCGATATTACGGAAATGGGGCTAATCGGCAATAAATAGCTCAAGGAGGTACGAGGCCCATACGCTTGCAAGTCCAACCTCAAGACGTGGGCCGTCTTTGCCGTATATCTCCTCCCTCCACACTGCCGCAACTATGAATCGATATTGCATTTTCAATTGACGAATGAGCTGTTACAATAAATATGACTTTTATCTCTTCCAACCTATTCCTACTAAATAAAGGGGCCACGTTATGAAGCAAATGAATCGTCAAATCGTGTCGGATCATGATTTCGAGAGAATGCGAGTCTTCTCCCAGCTTATCGCCGTGTACCGTGACAAAGAGCTGCTGGATGCCAACATTCGAATCGTCACCCATGGCGAGCACTCCGTAACCTGCGACAACGATGAAACTTATATCAAGGCGAATCACCAGTTTTACCGCCTGTAGGCGGTGCATGGCTCCAAGCACGTTCTTACGAAAAAAGGGATAGCTCACCTTAGAAATGAAACAGCGACAGCAGAGGACGGGAAAATAAAGTCCAGAACTGTCGCTGTTTCATTATCAATGGTTATCAGGTTATCATTTCCACATTTAAAAGAGAAGCATCATTAAAGTTGCCTACGCTCACCTATCGCCTCTTATGACTCTTGATTAGCAAGCCGATAATACTCCCGGTAAAGCTGCAGCAGCTCCGATTCTTTCTCCGCGATCAGCTCGGAGATTTCTTCCAAGCTAGGTCCAGCAGGCTCGCCGGTTTCGTCGATCGACGGCGCATCGACATCCGCATTCTGGGATGGCACCTGCTCCTCAGGCATCCCCTGTTCGGTCATCTGACTCCAATTGAGCATAAAACCAAACGTTCCGGCAACCCAATCATCCGCTTCTTCCCTGCCGAAATCCCGATAGATACTTGCGTATTTTTCCAATGCCGCGTTGACGGTCAGCCGACGCTCCCAGCCCAGAATCCCCACCGCATCCTTGGCCCGAGAGACAGCCAGCATCAGCTGAAAGTCGTTCAGCTTGCCCCGTACAGCTTCGATATGATCAATTTCACTCATCAAAATCGGATATACATTAGCGAATTCCATCGATTCCTGCACCATATCATCTTCCGAAATGATAAGGCGTTCCAT